CAACTTTTGGTTATTCACGGCCCAGTACTTTAGAGCCGATTCATGAATATAAACCTATGTATCTTGGTAATTTAGCGAATACAAATGCAAAGGATACTAGTGTGAAGTTATCAACGGACGTGAAACAAGAAGTCACCTTGGATCCACGTGTTGTAGGATTAGGCATGGCTGATGAGATGGTTATTACAAATGTATCAACTCGTGAAAGCTATTTGACTGATTTTCCGTGGACCGTTAGTAAAACACCAGAAAGTCTATTATTTTCAATAGCTGTTGACCCTGGAGTCCAAACGAGATTAGACTCGGGTTTTTTAGCAATTGAAAATCATTTACCTGCATGTGCTTTTGCTGTGATGCCTTTTAAGTATTGGCGAGGCTCGATGGAATATCGTTTCCAAATCGTAGCTTCCAATTATCATAAAGGACGTATAAAGATCGTATATGAACCATACGAATTTTCTGGCGTCACAGCTGAATATAACACGAATTATACTTATATCGTGGATATAGCAGATACGAAAGACTTTTCTGTTAAGATTGGTTGGGGTCAAACACAAGCTTTTAAAAAACATTTTAATTTGTCTGCTACCGAAGCAAATATGTTTCGTGCCGATGGACAAAATGTCACTTTTTCACCAAGTTCTAATATTGGGAATGGCATGTTAAATGTTTATGTTGTCAATGAACTTACTATTCCAAATTCTGTCATTAATAATGATGTATCAGTCAATGTATTTTTAAAGACTGGTGATGATTTTGAAGTAGCAGTTCCAGATATGACTGCAATTGAAGCTGGGTCCTATTTACCCCCTCCAGCAGCACCACAGTCCGGCTTTGAACCACATGCCGGAACTGAGGTGCAGGGCGACATGGAACAGACCGAGGAACCAAGTCGACCCATGCAAGAGCAAACAAACCAGGAAATGGCACCAACATTGTCACCTTCAGATCGCACATTGGATGTGTATTTTGGAGAGTCAATACAGTCATTTCGAGCTCTGCTAAAAAGGTATTGTTTACACAAACAAATGCCAATTGATGATACTTCCCCAGGTTTACCAGGGGCTGTGTCTTGGCGTTCTATACAATACTATTTCCCATTCCATCGTGGTTATGATACCAATGGATTCTGGTTAATAGGAGGCAACGATTATTCACTATGTAAATTTACATTGTTGAATTATATTGTGCCTGCTTATGCCGGATTCCGTGGTGGAATTAGATGGAAAACCCATATGTGGGGAAATAAAAATGTGTATACATACCAACGTGCTACACGTATGCAAACGGATGACGTGTATACTGAAGGTTCTGTGATTCTAGAGACAGGAAATAGTCTAGATATCGCTTTGGACCTCGACAACGCCTCGCTCACCGGTGGTGAAGGTACAACAGCTCAAGCTGTGGCGAATAATCCAGTTTTTGAGTTTGAAATACCTTTTACTACCCCTTACCGTTTTTTGTCAGCTAAAGATAATAATTGGCTAGTCCGTAATACAGCCGAATATGAAGTAGATACTACACCGATGTTCCGATGGGACTCGGCTATCAAATTAGAAACAGACACCGCTGTTGCACGAAGTGATTATGTTGCAGCAGGTGAAGATTTCTCTACTTATTTCTTTACTGGCGCCCCAATCTTGTTCTCCTATTCTACACCGGAGCAAACAATACCTTAGTTAGATATAATATCGCTAGAAGCTCTTGAGAAACAGAGCGGCCTTGATATTGTATTGTTGGTGTTGTTGGATTGGAAGAGTTTTTTCAGCTAGTAGTTTACTGCGCTTTTCGAAGCGTAGCGTAACAATGCTAGTTAATCCCCACAGGAGCCGTGGGGTGCGTTTTACTTATAAAATGCGGGTCGGGACAATAGTCCTACGCGAATGTACTTTGATGTTATTCAGGTTTTTAAACCACGTAGGATTTGTCCTGCGTGTGTGGAATTTTACTGTTGGCACCAAGTTACAAGAGCGTAGACCCATAAAATCGTTCGGCATGGGAGTGTTTTCCTCCTCCTTTGCTTTGG